ATAGTCTCCACTACTTGCATTTCGTGCATAGTCTCCACTACTTGCATTTCGTGCATTGTATCCACTACTTGCATTTCGTGCATAGTCTCCACTACTTGCATTTTGTGCATTGTATCCACTACTTGCATTTCGTGCATAGTCTCCACTACTTGCATTTTGTGCATTGTATCCACTATCTACTTCTTTACACTCCATAAAGATTCCTTTTATCCATTCTCCAACTTTATTGCTAAAATCATTTATTAATTTAAATCCTATCTCTCCTGCTACTTTTTCAAAAAATTCAAACATTTTATTATCCTCCTAATCAATTCTTGGAATATGATTATAATTAATTACCTCATATCCTTTTTGAGTTATCTTGTAAACAGTTACTGCTTTACCTGTGTATTCACACTTTTTCTTTGCAGTCTCTTTCACATATCCCATTTTTTCTAATTCTGTTAAACGTGGTGCTGTCGTGTTGCGTTCACTTGTATTTGTAAATCCTAAATCAAATAGTTCTACAGCTATCTCTTTTGCTGTCTTATTTCCTTCGCTTAATCTATCTAGTATCTGCATATATCTTATTTTCTTTTTGGGCTTTATATCTTCAAAGCTTAATTGCCTTGTTATTTGTGCTATTTTCATTTGTTATCACTCCTTATTTGCATATAAACTTTTAAACTCATCTTCTGTATATTTACGTTGCTCTATTTGTTTGTCATTACTTATTTTCTTCTTGTTCTCTTTTTTTGCCTCTTCTAATGTTTTTATATTAGCTTTAGACCAATTATTTAATATTGCTTTAATATAGCTAATTGTCTTTTTGTTATTTTCTACAGCTATTTGCATTGCATAAACAACTAATTCACTAGACATATCTTCTACATAACTTTCTAGAATTTTTAGACCATATGGATTCAAAAATCCTATATTATTGCTATAAAAATCAATAACTTCTTGTAGACCGTCAACACAACTGTCGCTTACAAAATCATTGTTATTGTTGTCATTATCATTTTCATTTACTTTTACATTCTCATTATCATTTACATTATCAGCTTGATTTGCTTGTTTGCTTTTAGCAAAATTAGCATTTGCTTGTTTTGCTTTCATTTGTTTTTTTACTTCTGCTCCTATTTTCCCTGCTTCACTTCTTTTTTTCTTTGTTTCTTCATATTTATTTGCATTTCTATCTATATTCTGTTTAAAAGGAATTACTATAATTTCAAGTAATGCATCTAATTTTGGCATTTGTCCTGTTTCAACATATTCATAAATAGCTTTTATTAATTTTCCTGCTTGCTCATCACTAAGTTTATCTATTACTTCTTTTTGCTCTGTATATAAAATAAAACTATCTTTTGCCACATTCTTTGATCTCCTCTCTTTAGTATTAAAAGGATAAAACTATGTTGTCTTATCCCTTGTTGTCTATCCAAATAAAAATATATAATTTAAAAATAAGATTACATATACCAACATTCCTCCTATATAACCAATATAAAAAGAATATTTTTTCTTTCTATTTGAAATACATATAAGTAATCCATCTAACACTAAACATAAAATAATAACTATTACGTAGATTAATACTTTCATATTTTTCCTTTCTATATGTAACTTTTTCCATATTCTTTTATAAAATCTTCTTTAGTCTTGTTGTAATATTCCATCCAAGCAAGTTGTCCAACTCTATGAGCATAATCCATAAATTGTTTATTAAAATGAATACCTGCATTACTCATATTGTGCATTTCTGGTATTAAGAATATTACTAATCCATCTTTTATACTTTTTTGCCTATTTGGTCCTCCAAAGATTTCATGTCGATGGCTACCAGGAAATCTTTTTGTTTTCCACAATTGGTCCTCAGGCATAATACTGTATTCTTTCATTCATTTCTCCTTTATGGGGGAGCTTTAGCGGCACTAACTAAAAGAGTGCTTTTCTCCTTTATTTTCGTCACAAATTAGTGCCACGTTTTTAGTAAGCTTTCTATTTCTTGTTCTGTTTTTACTTCTATATTTAGTTGTTTTGCCTCTTCTACTAATAGTTCTATTAATAAACTCATTTCTTTGCTATCGTAAGTAGAAGACCCATAATAACAATGTACTTTTACACATTTAGCTTTTCTAGTAACTTCTTGTATTAGAAAGCCTAAACCTTGTTTCTCCCATATTCTTTTAAAATTTTCAAATGCTTTTTCTTCTACTATCATTGGTTCAAATGTTCCTATATCTTTTATAGCCTCTTTATATATTTTTTCCTTTGTTGTTATAATTCCATCTTTACTTAATTCTTTTGCTATTTTGTCACATAGTACCCAACAATAAGCATTAGCATCTAAACTACGTTTTTTTCTGTATTTCTTTATATCTATATCTAACTTGTCCTCATTTTTTAATTGTTCTATTACTTCTGGTTGTTGCATATTTAGCAACAATGTTATTTTTGGTTTATGTGTATTAAAATCTATGTTTATATCCGTTATATTTCCTGTAGTTTGCAGGGAAAACACCTTCTTTCAGACAAGTACTTAAGATTTGTAATTTGGGTAAATACTCTTTTTCGATAAATGTTTTGTCATATTTTACTTCTATTTTTTCTATTCTTTTTTTATCTATTTCATTAAAGTAATTAATATAGTCATTCTCTGTTAGTCCATAAGCTACAATATATAATTTATGAATATTACTTGCATACATTTCTACTTGTGCTTGTCTCCAATATTGTTTTGATACTTTAAATTCTTTATTGGTATTATGTGTTTTTACTTCATAGATACAAGTATCTGTATTTCCATCTAAATTGACTCTTAATCTCTCAATAATTATTTGTTTATCTTTCTCTAATCCTTCAATTTCTAATGCATCTAATATTTTATGTTCATAATTATTTCCTGCTTTAATTGCTTCTGTTGACAAGTTATTTTTATTCAATCCTAATTTCTCAAGCCACCATTTTTCAAAGGTTTTAGTTTGCCAATTTCCGACTACTATACTTGTATCGCTAGCACCTATGTAGTAACTTCTATCTTGACTTTGTATCAATGTTACTTAAATCTTTCTCAAAATTACTTAAAGTATCAAAATAGCTAAATATTGCTTTTACTTCATCTTCTGTTTTATGTAATTTATCTGCTATGTCTTTTGCAGATAAACCTGATTTATGTATTTTTGTATATAATTCTTGTACTCTTTCTTTAATTTTAAATATGTCATGCTTATATAAATCATCTTCCCAATTATCTTTATCGCTTTTCAATTCATCTTTTAGCCATAAATCAAAGCCTAGACCTGTTCTAATAGCTACACCTTTTACAAATAATCTAGTTTGACAGTTCCATAACCTTTGTTGACTCATGCTGTTATCTTTTACTGGATTACTTCCATTCATAACTGGACCTCTTTGAATAAATAACATATCATCTATTACAATTCTCACTGCTGTTTCATAAACTCTATTTGTATTTCCTTTGTTATCTGTAAAACTCTGTTCTGTCATATATAAACTACTTCCTGTTTCAGTATTTACAACTGGTTCAAAATATACCTTTTCTGCTCCATTTTCATGCAACAGGTCAACAACTTTTGCCCAATTTAAATACTCTGCATTATCTCTTTTTTCAACCCATTTACTAACATCAACTTTTCTTAAATCGTTATAATCTTTTAACATATTAAATTACACTCCTTATATATACATTTTCTAAGTCTTTTTTTTCGTTTTCCCATATTGACTCTGTATCGTCCTTTATTGCATCAAATTCTTCTTGTAATCTGTCTTTACAATCTTCTAATATACTTATTACTTCTTTATCTTTACTTTCTTTTATTTGCATTTCTAGTATAGATATTGCTTCTTCTAATTCGTAATATTTATCATCTAAATCATTACTTATCATTTTCTTCGTTCTCCTCTTCATTCACTTGTTTTATTGCCCTTGCTTTTTCCATTTTTAGCTTGTTATTCTGTTTTTCTATTTCTGTATCATAAACTTTTTTAATAAGTTCTTTATAAAATTCTTTATCTATAATTTTTAAGTAATTAAAAAAATCTCTTGCAAAGTCCCAACTATCTTTTGCTTCTATTTTTTCTCCACTTAATTTACAATTATCTGCTATAAATTCTTTTATTTTTCCTAATATCCATTTGTCATTATCATTAGGTCTTTCTTTTAATAATAATTCCTTATATTCTTCTAAACTTATTGTTACTTCATTTTTATTAGCCATTTCTATTCCTCCCTTTGACTTTTCTCTTAAATCGTGCTATTATAATTTAAGAGAATGTTTATAAATTTTCATTTTCGAAGTAATTATCTAAGTTTGGTCGCTTGTAATTACTTCTTTTATTTTGCTTACTAATTTAAAGTTGTTTCTTTCATATAATGGTTTTCTTTGTTCTTCTTTTATTAAGTTCTCAACTTTATTTACTTTTCTAAAATGTACTACAGCTCTTAATTCTGCATTATTACAATTTTCTTCTAGTTCTTTTATTTGTTTTTGTACGATTGTTTCTCTTACTACTATGTAAGCTATTAAGATTCCTATTACAGCTAGTAATATAAAATATTCCATTCTTTTTCACCCTTTCTATCTTAAAAATATATGTGCTAAACATATTAATTCAATTGTTCCAAAAAATAATACTGTTCCTACAAAACTTGCTACTTTTCTGGTAAATTTTCCTAACAAATAATCAAATTTTTGTTGGTCACTCATCTTTCTCTCTTCCTTTCTAATGTACTAATAAAAAATTACCTTTCTTTAAAGTATTTCTTTTCTTATATCTGCTATGTTGCTCTACTGATGTTGTTCTGCTGATTGCTTGTCCTTCTATATATTCTTCCACCCATTCTTGTTTAAATAAAAATCCTTTTCCTTTCCCCCTAATATATTTAAGTCCATTTTTTATCCAAGTTTGAGTTATCATATAGGGTGTTATTTTATTTTGTGGACTACTATACATCTCTGCTATTTCTTTAGTTGTATAAAGCATCCTTTTCTCACTTCCTTTCTGTCGAATTTTGTATTATAATTACCTCAATTGGAGGTGAATCGTTTTGTTATCAATTAAGCTACAAAATAAACTAACTAATTTTAATAACACTCATTATGTAAAAAAATTAGAAAAATCAATTATTAAGGCTTTATATAAAGCTAATATAGGACCTGAACATACTGGCATTGAAGATTATCACTTAAAATCAACAAAAAGTATTGCTAAATATATTAGTTCTAATACTGCATTTATGAGTGCATTATCTAATTTAAAGTTTAGACATTTAATTGAATATTCTGATACTAATTCTCAATTTCCACAAAAAATTAGATTAACTAGCTCAGGAATAGATTTTTACACTCAACGAAATCAAATACATTTAAAGCCTACTGTTATTACAACTGCAATTGCTACCGCTTTTTCTTTTTTAGCAAATTTATTGCTTGAAATATTAATGAAATAATAAAGATATAAGTGCATTAACTATTCCTCCGAAAGTTCCAATGGCTATTGCAACTAAAATACTAATTAAAGTCTCGTTATTATCTACATGCATCTTTTCCTCTTTTCTTTCTTCCATCTTTTCACCTCTTCATTATTTCTGTACTAGATTGCGAGTCCTCTTTGTTCGTCTTCTCGAACTTTTTCTTTAAAAAAATATTCTGGTATTTCGTTACTTTTGATATGTAAAATTCCACACATTTTCAAAATTTCTTTTTGCGTAAAATAAGTATTATTGTTTAGCTTATTACTCATAGTTGCATTATCTATTTTCATTTCTTCTGCCAACTTACTTTGCGTTCCTAAAACTTCTCTTATCTTTCCTTTTAATTTATCATAATTTATTTCCACTTTATTACCTCCTTTCTTTGTTCGTGTTCTCGAACTGTCTGTATATTATCATTATCATTTTTAAATGTCAATACATTTTTTGTATTTTTTTCGATTTTCTTAATTTTTTTTCAAAAAAAGATTGTCTTTTTTCGGAAAGTCATTTATAATACGTATATGGAGGTAATTTTAATGGAAGAATTAGTTGATTCATTTGCCAATAGATTAAATACTGCTATGCGTATAAGAAATATAAAAGCTACAGAATTATCTGAAAAAACTGGAATTTCAAAATCTTCTTTAAGTGAATATTTAAAAGGTAAATATGAAGCTAAACAAAATGGTGTATTTCTCTTAGCTAATGCCTTAAATGTAAGCGAAGCTTGGCTAATGGGTTGTGATGTTCCTATGGAGAGAGAAACAGGAAAATCTAATGGTGATTTTCGTACTGCTTCTTACAACGGTCTTGATGTAGAAGGTCTAGATGAAGATGAAATACAACATCTAAATGAATTAATTGAATTTTATAGAAGTAAAAAGAAAAATAAGAATAAATAAAGGTGATTAGTATATGACATCTGAAACTTTATATAATATAGCTTATAACGAAGATATTGATATAATAAATTACGACAAACTAGACAATGAAGCTCGTATTATGGAAATAGATGATTCATTTTGTATATTTATGAATCCTAAAAAAATTAAAAATTCTACTCAAGAAAAAGAAATACTTGCAGAAGAATTAGGACATTATTTTACAGATACATTATATTATCCTACAGCTTCTAAATTAGAAAAAAGTAAGTGTGAATATAAAGCTCGTAAATGGGCTATAGATAAATTAATACCATTTGGCAATTTAAGACAAAAAATAAAGCAAGGCTACAACTTATATGACCTTGCAGAATATTTTGATGTGGAGCCTAATTATATGCAAAACTGCATAGATTTATATCTATCAAAATATGGAACTTTAGTATAAAAGTTATATCTTATAAAGGAGATTAAAATGGAAGAAGAAAATAATTTAAAAGATAATGCTATAGTTCACAAAGATAATTCATTAAATCGATTAGATATATCTTTTCTTAAACATATAGATTTAGAGGAATATAAAACTAGTCATTTATTAGCATATTGGATTAATGACTTTGCAAATTACCATGATGAAGAAAGAACTTTTGATACAACAAAGCTAATTACTTTTAAACGAGGTCGTATTATAAAAGCTAATTTAGGATTTAATATTGGACATGAACTTGGAGGTCTTCATTATTGCATTGTTTTAGATAAATATGATAATCCTAAAAATGGAACTTTAAATGTTATTCCTTTAACATCTAAAAAAGATAAAAAATATCCTAAATCATCTATTGATTTGGGTAATGAAATTTATAACTCTTTAAATAAAATATATTCTTTAAAAATAGAAGAATTATCAACAAAGTATAATGATATTTGGAGTTTACCATCTGAACAAGTAAAACAATTTACTTATGATTTTAATTATGTTAAAAAGATGAAAGACGAAATTGCAAAAATGAAAAAAGGTAGCATTGCTCTTATAAATCAAATCACAACTATTAGTAAACAAAGAATATTTGATGATGATATTTTACGTCAAGTACGTTTAACTAAAGATAGTTTAGACTTACTAGATAAAAATATTATTAAGTTTCTTACTAAATAAATAAAGGAGAACTGCTAAGAGTTCTCCAAAGTCTTCTGACGCCCGACTGCAATATAGCAGTGGGAAAGTTAAAATTATTATAGCAAATATATTTTAACTTGTCAAACATTGATTGACACTATTATCATATGCAAATATTTAAAAATAATACGTAATAAAAAAGAGAAAATAAAAAGTTTCTCGACTCGCAATCTAGTACTTTTTATTTTCCCACCACAAAACCTTGAAAGATTTTGCATTTTTATTATATATGAAATGTAATCTCTTTTCAAGTGCTTTGTGCTATTTGAAAGGAGATTTTTTTATGGATAAAACAATCATTAATGAAGAAGTATTACAAAAAATAGCAAAATTAAGTGAACAATTAGAAAACTTTTCTAATATTAAAACTACTACACATAAAAAACGACAAGAAGGTAGCTATGAGCTTTATAATAATGGTAAGGCACGTTTATACTATATGTTAGATAAAACTCCTTACAGAACCACTGTAGAGGCAAAAAACGATGAAGAAGCAACAAAGAAATTGGCTTTATTCGTAGATGAAGTAAAAAAAGGAAACTTTATTAATACTAATTATACCTTTTCTGAATTTACACAAATATGGCTTGACGAAAAAGTTAGACCCAATGCAGATGAACATCAATGTGTAAGAACATATGTAAATTATCTTAATAATAGAATTTTACCTTATATCGGCGATATTAAATTAAAAAAGCTTAATAGAAAGACTTTAGAAAATTATTTTAATGAAATCAAAGAAACTAAAACACTATATTCTAATCGAAAAGAAAATAAAACTCTTTCTGCTGGAAGTGTAAAAAAATTAAAAAGTATTATTCATGCTTGTTTAGAATATGCTGTCGAATGTGAATTAATTCCTCGTAATCCTTGTAATAAGATAAAAATTAATTTTACTAATTCTAAAGATTTAAATTCTATAAAAGATTTAGTAAATAAAAAAAGAAAGAAAATACAGTATTTTACTGTTGATGAATATAAAGTAGTATGTGAAGCATTAGAAAATGAGTTTAAACATTTTTATTATGACAACACATTTGACAATGCAAAAAAACTAAGAGAAATTGCTAGAAGGTTATTAGTATTAATAGATTTAAAAACTGGTATGCGTAGATCCGAATTATTTGGATTAGCAAGAAATGATGAATATAATGACCTAGATATAGAGAATGCTACATTTGACGTTAATAAAAGTAGACATTATGCTAAAGGGCTAGGTAAATATACAAAATATCCTAAAAATGATTCTTCAATAAGAAAAAAATCATTACCTCACTCTCTCCTACCCTTTATTAAACTCTATTTTGATTATTTAGATAAAATTAATTACAAAGAGATGTATATCTTCGAACATTTAAGTATTGATGGTACTTCTTCTTGGTGGGATAAATGGTTAGATAAGCACCATTTTAGAGATATAAGACTACATGATATTCGACACACTCATCCAACCATACTACTTTATCTAGGTGTCGACTTAAAAACTATATCTGAACGTTTAGGACATTCTGACATTCAAATGACATTTAATACTTATGCAGATGTTTTAAAGGAATTAGATGAACAATCTGCTCAAAAAATAGATTCGCTTTAA